TTTAGATTTGAATTCTTCAGAAATGGTAGAATCGTCAGAAAATAATGCATCAATATCTTCTTTCATTTTCTTCTTCATCATTTCTTTCTTTTCGTCATCATGCATTTTTTCTGCAATGATTTCTTCATCTGTTTCTTCTTCTTCAGACATTTTTTTCATTGTGTCTTGTGTATCAGCTGAAGCAGCAGATGGCTTTGTTGTTGGAGCTGCGGCACTCTTAGCAGCCTTGGTGGCGTCAATTTTATTTGAATCGTCATCAGGTTTATTGTTTGTTGGTGTTGGTCCGCCAAGGTCTACAACCTCACCTGCTAATTTCTCGGCAGGCATTGCTGGAGCGGATTTCTTGCTTCCTGCAAGAATGTCTGCTGCGGCTTCCATGAGTTTATTTGTTGCCATTAGGAATCTCCTTATGATTTCTTATTTATAAAATTAAAGTTTTCTGAGGTAATTTTCGAACAGTTTTAGAGCAGTTTCCTCTATTTGGCCTTTGGAAGCTCTCTGAATTGTCTTTTTAAAGCGGTCGTGGTCTGCTTCTACAAACTTTCCATCAACCATCATCCATTCTTTGTTTTCCATAATACCGTTAACAAAGGCGCCTGGAGCTGATGGATCCGCAACAATATCTGCGGCAGTCGCAAGGCGCAAGTCATCTTGAACCAAATTGTAACCTTCTCTAGTTTGAGTTAAAGAACCCAAAGCTCTTGAAGAAACGCCAACCTGAATATCGTTATCGATAAAGTTTTTTACAATTTGTCCGTATGGTGTTTCAAGAATTAGTGCTTTACCGTAAAATGAATTACCATCTTCTTTGAGAGACACAATTTTATGTGATACTCTTTCAAGGTTAATAGATGGTGTATCTGGATGTCCTAATTCACCCAAAGCACGGTTTGTATCGATGAATTCTTCTGTATAACGCCCAACTTCTCGGCGTAATGTATCCATCTTATACATGCGATTGTTTTTGTTGACCTGTTCGCCAACAAGGAAAGTTCCTTCAATGAAAAGTTTCTTTTTACCGTTTTCTGTTGCTTCGGTAAGATACTTTACATTATCGATTGTTTCGGTAATAAGTTTCATTTTACAATCCTATTAATGCAGGGTCAAATGTGGCAGTCTTACTTACTGTCAATAAAAGAGTGCCACCTGTACCTGAATTTGTTACGAAAATGTTTGACGATGAATTATTTGCAATCGAAATGTCATATTGTGCCAAAGGCCAATCTACATTACCACCACCAGTTAAATCTATCACCAAAACAGCTGTTTGAGCAGTATTAGCATTATTACCACGATATATTTTCCATGCACCATCTGATTGTGCAGATATATGTGTAATTGAAGCATTAGTAATAGTTTCGTCACTACCAGTTGATAGTGTTGATAAATTAATCGGCGTTGCGGTATTACCTACAACACGGATAACTGATTTACTTCTTTTATTGTTAATAATTTCGTATGGCATTTTATCTTAGTCCCATTGATGCACGCCTACGCATTGACATTTTTCTTTTCAATAGCGAACGGCGTAATTTAGCTCTTCTAGTTGTTTTCCATGACCGTTTTAATAAACGAGCCTTTCGTAATCTTTCTGTTGCAGAAATTCTTTTTACAGTATTTCCTGAAATTCTATAACCTTTAATACCTGAGCGTCTGCGATTCTTTTGAACCACAATACGACCTTTTGCATTTCTTCTAATTCTACGGCGAACTCTAGTAATTCGTCCCATTTTAATGAGATTAGGATTTCTTTTCTCATCAAGTTGTTCTTCTATTTCTTCAAACATATCAGCAACAACATAACGCTTTGTTTCTTCTAAGCGTTTTGATGTAATTTCTTTTAGACGGTTACAACAACATTGTTTTGCTTCGTCTAGTTTACCAGCAACAATTAAATCTATTAAATTCATTTCATTTTACTAACAGCAAAGTTGGCTGCTTTTTGCATATGATGTGATGACCTTGCCACCATATCAGCAAATTTCTTTTTATTATCATCATTCAAACTTTTATGCACCGTCAATACAGCATGTGCGGTTTGAACATCAACTTTACTGGCAGAACCATCTTTATGGTTTACTGTGCCATGACTGTGGCTATCTTTAATCTTTTGTAGTTGACCTATCGCATCAACTGCTTCTTTAATTGTTTCTTCAGCTTGAACCGGTGCATCAACACCACCACCATAAGGTATAGAAAAATATTTGTCTAATTTCTGATTGTAGTAAAGTGCAATCTTTGTATTGTTAGGATACAAACGAATTGATTTACGCTTTAATACAAGCACAAAAGGAGGGTCATTGTTTAAATCTAATGCCGCCTCTTCAATTTCATATTCTTCTTTTACAGGTGCATCACCTACTTTAAAACGATGCGCTCTAACTTTACGACCTGAAGGACCAATTTTATAATCGGCAGTATCTAACTCTGCTTCATTTATTTCCTCACGAACTACTTGACGAGTTTTTTGAAAAATCTGTTTATTATTACTAATAATGTCTACCATGCGGTTAAAAAGATTACGCATAATTTCTCTATCAGCATTATTAAACTGTGGTCGCTCTTCGGTCATTTTATCCAAAATGCGATGAATTCGTGATATCTGTGCCTTGTTGGCAAGACCAGCACGAACAAGCATATCAAACTTTGAATAGTCTGACTTTTCTTCTTCTACAAGTTGTCTAAATTCTTGTAAATTTATCATTCAGCTTCTGTTTCAGTTTCTTCGGTATCTTGAACTTCTACTTCTTTACCCGTAAATAAAGACTGTGCAAGTTCTGTTTTTTTGGCATCAAGTGCTTCAAATGCACGGGTGGAAAGAAGGTCATTTAAACTTTCTTTGGCTCCAATTGCATTTCCAGTTGCAACGCTATTAATAAAATTTGAAACATCCATATTAATCTCCTTTAACGCCTATTTAGTATCGCTGAATACTTTTCTACATCTGCATCCAGTTGTGGAGTAAGTGATTCAGAAGCACCGTTATCGGCAGTATTATCTTCAGGTGGGTATTGTTCAGGACTCACCTCAGGTGCTTGACCTGGTTGTTGTATTGGACCGCCAGTTCCGTTTTCTTCTTCTTGCTTAATCTGTTGGTCAATTTGTGCAATTTCTTCTTTAGTTTGTTGAAGAATATTTCTACGAACCCATTCAGCAGAATAGTAACGACCAACATATGGGTCAACTGTGGTTAATGTTTGAATACGAGATTGCAATAATTCTGCATCACGCAATTCAGTAAAGTTATTATCTTTTACATAATCGTAATAGATATCTTCTTTAAATTGGTCCCATTCTTCTCTGGTACAAATACCTTTAAGAACACATTGTTTTTCCAATGCATGGTCAAAGATTTGTGAAAACTTGTTGCGGAGACGAATAATAAATTTATTAAATTTAACTTCATCACGGGTAACTTCAGTTGTTCTACCAAGACCAATCATACCACCTTGTTGTGGTTCTAAACGAGAGATTGGTACATTCAAAGACTGTAAAAGTTTTTGACGGAAGTATTTTACATCTTCTAATTCGCCAAGATTTTGACCTGCAGGCAATGTAGTAATTTCTGTACCTTTACCACCTTCACGGCGAGGTAACCAGAAATCTTCAAGCATTGACATGTGTTTACGGTCATCACGAATTTCTCCAGTAGAAGAATCGTAAACAACTTTATTCTTATACTTAATCATTACATCACGCAGATATTGTTCTGCTTTACCTTTTGGTAAATTACCAACATCGATGTAGAATACACGGCGTTCTGGTGCTCTTGATAGTCGGTAAATAACTACCGCATCTTCAACCATACGCAATTGATTAAGTGGTTTAATTGCTTTATGAATGTATGAAATAACAAAAGTATTTTTTGCATCCATTAAACCAGAATTCACATTGATAATTGAATCTGGGGCAATTCTCAAACCTGCATTTACACTTGCAGAGTATGTTTGAGTAGTTGTACCTTTATCTGAATAGACATAGTATTCTGCAATAGACTGAATAATATTTGCACCAGTCTTTGGATCACGACCTTTTACTAATTCACGCACTTTACGAATCTTGCGTGGGTCAATATATCTAAGTTCTTGTATACCTTCTTTTGGGTTTGATTCATCTACTACAACATGATAGTAAATTCTTCCATCAATATACCATCTTTTGAAAAGGTCATCGGAAAGATTACCAAAGTTAAGCATTTTGAGAACGGTCTCAAATTCTTCAATAATCTTTTTCTTAACTGTTTCTGGTTGTTTTAATTTATCTAAAACAATGTTGACTGTTCGACCTGTAACATCGTGTGTAATTGCTTCATTGACGATATCATCAATTGCCATCTCTAATTCAGGATGGTTTGCCATTTCACGATAACGGGTGATTAATTCGAGTTCGTTACGAACCGCACCCTCTAAATCGACATAAGTGCCGTAATAAGGGTTAGATGTGATGGTAACTGCACCATCATCCATCGCTTCATTTGGAAGTGCGAAAGAAGGTTGTTCAGGTGATTGAGCCCGAACAATGTCTTGTTTACCTAAGGTGAAGCCAAAGAGTTTAATTGCCATTAAAAATCATCCTAAAAAAATTGAAGAAAGGCCGAAGCCTTTCTTCTTACACAACACCGTCTGCTACTGATTCCCACCATTGATAGGTGAGAGTTACAGAAAACTCCTCAATTGCATCATTTGAACCCCAATCAACATCAATAGCTGTGATATCGGTTGGGAATAAACCTACAAATTTATATTTCTTTAAATTGTTACCTTGTTTACCAAACTGTGTAACATCACCATCAACTGTGTAACCTAAAGGTGCTAAAGCAATTGGATTGCGGATATTAAGGTTGTGAGAATTAATACCATTCATCCATCTTTCAAAAGCATTGCGAACTGAAAAATCTTCGTCATTAATAACGGTGATTGTCCAATC